TAAAAACTTGTCAAGAAAAATGGATTATACCAAAAGTAAAAATAAATGTATTTGATGATAATAATAATGAACAAGAAATAACTAAATTATATATTAATGGTATTGATGATTTATATGAAATTGAATGTATAGATGGTAAAAAATATAAATTTACTCCAAACCATAAATTATTAACTAAAACTGGTTGGAAAAGAGTAGATGAATTAACTGTGGATGATGAATTGATAGAATTATGACCGCAAGAAAAATATATGAAAATTATTATAATATAATTCTTCCGAATAAAATGGAAGTTCATCATATTAAACCATCGTTTGATGGTGGCACCAATGATATTGAAAATTTGGTAGCATTTACTAAAGAAGAACATAAATTGGAACACCTATTTCGTTATATACGATATGGAAATTTTAAAGATTTATGTTCTTTTTATATGATAGGTTATAATTTTACTGAAGCACATAAAATATCATCTGGTGAAGGTGGTAAAATAGGTGGTGCCAAAGTTAAAAAATTAAAAATTGGAATATGTACCACAAATAAAAATAAAAGAAAATTATGGGCATCAATGGGTGGTAAAGTTGGTGGTAAAATTCAATCTGAATTGGGTTTAGGATTTCATAAATATTATCATTTTGATAAAGAAAAACATTTAGAAATATGTTCAATGGGAGGAAAGTCTTCACCAGTATTTAAAGATTCTAAAAATCAAAGTAAATTTGGAAAAATTGGTGGTCCAAAAAATAAAGGATTTAAATGGTATAGTAATGGAATTAATAATTTTAAATACACTAAAAAAGAACAAGAATCATTATCATTTGATAAATTTTTAAAATTAAATCCTCAATTTAGAAAAGGTAGAAAATGAAAATAGTTTCAATACATAAAGTGGAAAAAGATTTTACAGTAGATATTGAAGTTGAAAATTCTCACTGTTATCAATTATCTAATGGAATTATATCACATAATACGGTTTCACAATTAGTAGATTCAGCAAGTGGTATTCATCCAAGATATTCTCAATTTTATATTAGACGCGCGCGCGCAGATAAAAAAGATCCAGTTTCTAAATTAATGAGAAATGCTGGAGTGCCAGTTGAAGATGATGTAACACATCCCGATCAAACGGATGTATTTTCATTCCCTATGAAATCTCCTGATACTGCTATTTTACGGAATGATTTAAGTGCTTTAGACCAATTGCGTTTGGCTATGATTTATCAAAAAAATTGGTGCGAACATAAAACATCTATAACGGTATATGTTCGTGAATCGGAATGGTTAGAAGTTGGCGCCTATGTCTATAAAAATTTTGATGAATTAAGTGGAGTAGCATTTTTACCATTTGATAATGGATCATATCGTCAAGCGCCCTATGAAGAAATAACGGAACAACAATATAATGAAGCATTAGATAAAATGCCTAAAAATATTGATTGGTCACAAATAACCAAATATGAATTAGATGATCAAACTGTTCATTCTAAAGACTTTGCCTGCGTAGGAAATTCATGCGAATTATAGATTTGACAATTTAACATTTTTATGCTATTATAATTGCGGGAGTATATAAAAATGAAGATTCGAAAATATATTGAAAAGTTGGATGATATTTCAACTGATTTGTCTGATTTTAATAATAAAGTACCTATTGATGGATTGGATGAAGAAAATTCAGCTTATGTAACAGGTGTTTTGGATTCGGTAGTATTAACTTTAGATAATATTGCAAATGCACTTGATAGTATTGCTGATGTTATGGATGAAGATGAAAATGCGGAGTATGATGAGTTTGTGGGATCTTCTAAAAAATAATTATGTGGAGCCGGTGGATCCGGCTCCACCAACAGAGGCCGATCTGGATGAGGTTATATTTTGGTATGAAGAAAACTTTAAAGAAATTAACGAATAAAGATATTCGGAAATTAATTCAAGATACACGGGATAAAATTAATGAATTTAACCGTAACTTGAAACACGCGCCTTCTGGATCTCAGAAAAATGAATATAAACATTGGATTCATAAAAGCCGAATTAAATTGAATAAATTGGAAGAAATCGCTAAAGAGGGCACTTGGCATTTGGAGAAAGAATATTGATTCTTATCCACCAGATAAGTAATTTAATATGGACTTATAAATATTTTATGTGATTCCTTGGATCTATAATGGCGAACCGATAACAATTCCTCCAGAAGGAATATTTGGTTTTGTTTATAATATCAAATGTAATTTAAATGGGCGTCAATATATTGGCAAAAAACAGTTTTGGTCTAATCGTTCTAAAAAGGTTCCTGGGAAGAAAAATAGAAAACATATAGTATCTGAATCGGATTGGAAAGAATATTGGTCAAGTTCTGAAGATGTAAAAGCCGATATTGAAAAATTTGGGCAAGAAAATTTTACTCGGGAAATTATCCGAATGTGTCCAATGAAAAGAGATTTGACTTTTGGTGAAGTAGAAATTCAAATAAAATTGGATGTATTAACGGCCTTGCTTCCAGATGGAACTAGGAAATTTTATAATAAAAATATACTTTCTCGCTGGTTTGTTCAACCGAATTTTAAATCAGAAGAAACTAGACAAAAAATGTCTGAAGCCGCTATTAAATTGTGGAAGAATCCAGCACACAAAGAAAAACAGCACCAAAAATCTCAATCCAAAGAAACTAAAAAGAAACATAGTTTGGCAATACATAAACTTTATAAAGATCCGGAATATTGTAAGAAAATGAGTAAAGCCCTGAAGGGTCATGTTGGTGTAATTCATACAGAAGAAACTAAAAAAAATATTGGTAAGAAAAATTCGGATCATTGGAAAGATCCTGTTGCTAAAGAAAAACGAATAGAAACATTTATAAAAATTAGAAATACACCAGAATATAAAGAAAAACAAAGTAAGATCCAAAAAGTTGTTCAGGCTGAAGATTGGAAAATAATTTATCCTAATGGTGAAGAAAAACAAATTAAAAATCTTAACCAATTTTGTAGAGATAATGATTTACAATCTAGTAATATGATCCGTGTTTCTCAAGGAAAACAAGATTATCATAAAGGATTTAGATGCTTTAAAGTTTTATTAAAATAATTTTATTTGGTGCACATCAGGAATTGTAAGTATGCTCATAATGGTAACATTCTTGGCAAATATTTCCATAAAGATATTGTTAATGGCCGCTTGACATTTTAATATCTTTGTGATATACTTTAAGTATGTCGATACTTATAATTCCAGATATTCATGAAGAAACAGAACAATTACAAAAAATTTTAACCAAATACAATTATATTTCCAAAAAAATCTCTTTAGGAGATTGGTATGATAGTTATGTAAAAGGTGAATATAATGTTGATTCTGTAGTTGAAACATCCAAAATGCATTCAGATTTTGTTGAAAATCCAGACCATATTTGTCTTTTTGGGAATCATGATATGCCTTATGCTTTTCCGGGTATTTATGAATTATCATGTTCTGGGCATCGTGGTTGGAAAAGAATGTATATAAAAGTTAATTGGAAGAAAATAAAACTTTTTCAATGGGAAACTCTCAATAAAAAAGAATGGCTTTTAAGTCATGCTGGATTTCATCCTTGTTTTGCTCCGATAACAAAAGGAAATTTGACAAATCTTTGTAATGCGGCTTTGGAAAACTTATATGGAGCCAAAGTAGATGATATTCTCCAGGCGGGAGAATATCGTGGTGGTCTTCATCGTTGGGGTGGTTGCACTTGGCATGATTTTAGAGAATTTGTTCCTACGCCTGGTGTAAATCAAATTGTGGGGCATACTCATAATCCAGGAATTTGGCAAAAACATATTGATGATTCTCAGAATTTTTGTATTGATTTTAAGAATGAAAATGGACAATATTTGGTACATATAGCTATTTTGGAAGATGATGGCACAGTCCATATTGAATGTGTATGAGTTATACGAAAACCTTTTTTGAAATTTTAGAAGTCCTTGAAGCTACTTTGAAAGTTATGGAGGATAGAGGTGAATATATTTCTCAAAAATCTAGTAAAAATAATGGAGAAACACCCACTTCTCATTTTGTAATTCAATATTTAAAAAATGGTTTAGATAAAACGGTTGAAATGGCTAAATTTTCAGAAAAAGCTGAAGAAATGCAGGCCTATTTTTCGGTAGTTCCTAAAGATCCAAATGATGATTTTTTGAAAAAAGTTTATGAATTGATGCAAATAAGAACTGTCTCTGAAAAGATGATAGGGTTTATTGTAGCTCTTCCTAATATGTATGAACATACTTTAGGAAGAGCTAACAAATTAATGAATATAGCCCAAAAATATTCCCAAAGTTCTTATATAGGAACAATTGGTATTCGGGATATTTTTATAGTTAAAGTGGTTGATATTGTTGAAATGACTAAAATCAGTAATACAACCGGAGAAAAAGAAACATTTTTCTTATATCGAGTATCGGATCGATTGGGTAATATGGGATTATTTTTTAAAAATGAAAAGAGTGATATGGAACTTTGGGATTGTTTTGAAATGAGAGCCACACCCAAAAAACAAGAACCTAATACAAAAACAGGAATTAAAGAAACACAATTTATACAAGTTCAAATAACTGAATATATCGGAAGAGGGACAGAAGAATGATGGAAAATCCATTAATTTCGGTTAAAAAGAAGGGGCCGCAACGGAGACAATTAAGTCCGGTAGATATAAAATGTCCTCAAAATATTTCTTTATATAAAAGAGTAGATTCGGAAAGTCTTGTTCGAGGAATTCCTCAAAATATTAGAGATAAAATTTGGACTTTTTATAGTTCTATTCGTCCAAATGATGAAATTTGGTATTATAATTCACAAGATTCTTCTGGTTATGCGATTGTACGTCATGAATTTACTGGTCCTGAAGTAGTATCAACTTATGAAGTTTGGAGAAGACATTAATGGAAAAAGAAATTTATTCAGAAAGAGTTAAAAGTTATAGATTATGAATCTCCAAAAACAGATAGAGAAAATACTTAAACTAGATTTTGAAATGTTCCCAGAGAATAAAGAAAAATCTAAAGCTAATATGTCCAAAATTGTGGCTCATTTGGTAAAAGAGATTGGTGAATTTCATGGTACTTCCCGTTCTTTCTTTGGAAGACAATATTCTCCAGAGAAAGTGGCCACATTGGACCATATTTGTGAAGAACTTGGTGATATTTTATTTCTTATAATTGTGTTATGTAAAATGATGGATATTTCCATTAAAGACGCTTTAGATACGGCTATAAATAAACTCCAACAACGGTTGAATGATTATAATAAGGCAACTATAAATTGTCCGTATATTCCAAAAAATATAGATAAATTAAAATTCCCTAAAGATCACCAACCATTTAAATATGATACAGAAGATAAAATTAATCAATGAAATTTAACCATTTAAATATTATTGTTCCACAACATGCTAAACAAATTTCTCCAGATGGTACTGGTAAAAGATTATATCAAACACCAGAGGGAAAGATATATCCATCAATTACTACAATTTTGGCTCCTTTAAAAGAAGAAATTTTAACTCAATGGAGAGAAAGAGTTGGTGATAAAGTTGCAGATGCTGAATCAAATTGGGGAAAAGGAAGAGGAACCGCTTTACATTTAGCATGTGAAGAATTGGTACAAAATAAAAGTCTTAAAGGACATCCATTATTGATCCGAATGCTCATTGAAGATTTGATGCCTTATATCCGAAAAATAGATAATATCCATTGTCAAGAAACAGTATTATATTCGGATAAATTTAGAACTGCTGGAAGAGTTGATTTAATTGCTGAATATGATGGAAAATTATCTATTATAGATTTTAAAGGATCTAAAAGATCTAAAAAGCGAGAATGGATTACAGATTATTTTATCCAAACTGCATTTTATGCAGCCGCATATTATGAACGGACTCGATATAAAATAAAACAAAATGTTATTTTAATGGCAAATGAAATTGGTCTTGCGGAAGAATATATTGAATATCCTTGGAATTGGTGGCAACAATTAAAAGATATACGTGAAGATTATTATAAAAAGTTTGGTATTTAATGACTCGAAAAGAAGCGAAGAAATGAATTAGGAAATACACCAAAAGAAGGAAATAAAGAGGTAAATGGATTATGAAAGTTTGGGTATACGTAATAGAATCGTTAAGTCCAAAAGGATATAATTGTTTTGAAAAAGAATTTCCAAATCATTATAAATTTCAAGATTGTATTGATGATTTAAAATGGGATGGAGTATATACAGAAAATGCGAACGGTTCTTTAAAAGATTATTTTCCTCCAACATCAATTCTTAAAATTAGTATTAATTATACTGAGGAAGGAAATGTAACATGAAAATACTCCCATTAAAGAAAAGAGAAATTAAAATTTCGGATTGTGGTGCTTGTCCATTTTTTGATTATGGAAATGATTTATATGACCATAGGTGTAGAATTGAAACTTTAGCTTTTGTTTCAATTCATGGTATTCCTCCTGAGTGTCCTTTATATGATGCAATTAGATTACCTAATATAGGATAGAAAATGATAGTTAATAATAAAAAAATTACATATAACGATATTATTGAAAAAGTCAATGAAGGGTATGATCGTGGTGGTGCAGATGTTCTTAAAATCATTTTAACCACTTTAGATACTCTTTCAGAAAAAAAGGAATTGGAAAAAGAAATTCTTTTTTGTCGATATATTGTTGAAGCTGTTCGCCAACAATTAGAAGAAATGGTTAAAATCAAAAGCGTAAAGCCTTAAAGATGGTAATGATGTGATCTTGGATAACACATATATGAATCCAAGAACTTTGGAAAAATGAAAGAATTTCTGAAACAAGAATTTCCAGAAGTTTTGGTTATTTAGACCACGAGTAATACGATTATGGAAATCTATGGGGCTTCCAGTATTTAATGTAGGTAATGGAGAGGAATTTTAAAATGACATTAACAGAAAAACAAAATTATAAAAATGAAATCTTAGATATTCTCCGTCTTGGTGAATGTTTTTTGGTTTATTATAAACTTAATGGTGATGTAAGAGTAGCTTCAGGAACTTTAAAAAGAGATTTAATTCCACCAGAGTTTCTTCCAAAATCTGAAATATCTAGTCCATTAGATCAAACAGAAAAAAATATAGAATATTCTGGTTTAGTTCATTATTTTGATTTAGGTTCTAAAGGATGGCGGAATTTTTATATGGAAAATTTAAAAAGTATTTCTTTAAGAGAGATTTTATATGCATAATGCAATACCTATTGTTGGTTGTGCAGGATGTAGTGGAAGTGGTGGAACAATGGGTTGTCCTATTCATGGTAATAATATTTATCTTCCTTCAACTTATTATTATCCCTCAATTATACCATATAAATGTCCAGTTTGTAATGGTAATGGAAAAATGACACATGGGATATACGGAGAAATGTGGGCTCAATGCCATGCATGTAATGGTACTGGAATCATTTGGGGATTAAATTAATCTACCAGGACTATATCGTTTATTATTAAAATTTACATATTTTCTTTTAGGTTTTCCAGTAGAATCTAATTTGATGTGACCATCTGGTCCTTTTTCAACTCCACCATCTGGTACTGAATTTTGCATTCTTCCAAGAATACCATGGAGAAACGCATCTGGTGGGCGAGTGATTCCTAATTTAATGGGATCACCAATCGCTGGAGCAGAACTTAACCACCAATGGAGACTTTTTTCAGCACCACATTCTGGGCAAGTTTGAGTTTCAGGATAATCAACATCAGCTATTTTTAAATTGGTTTCAAAAATCATTTCGCATTTATTGCACTTATATTCATAATTCGGCATTGTTTTAAAAATTACCTCAAAAATATTTATATAATTCTTCTTGACATTTATTTTGATTTGTGTCATACTATAATCATGGGAAGACATAAAAAAGAACGAACAATTTTCGCAGGGCTTGATGTTACCGAAAAGAAAATTAGGAAAACTAATAAACTATCCAAAACCATTATGGGTGGTTCAGAACCTGAATGGATTATGCCTAGTAAATTGTTGTCCGAAAAAGAATCTCAATTAGAATTCCAACTCCAATTGGGAAAACATTGTAATTGGTATAATGTTTATTCTTCGGAAGCAAAAAAGAAAAAATATTTAATTGAATATACTGAGAAATTTTTCCCCGAAATTGTCTATGTTATTGAAAAAATGCCAGAAAAATCATTTGTATGTGGGAAACCTCATGTAATGGCTATGGTTGCTCGTTGTATTTTAAGAGGTGCACCATTACAATATGATGCCTTTGATAATCAAGGACGTTTAAACCAATTCATTCAAGATATAGTTAAATTGGATGAAAAGGAAAAAAATCAACCTGAACGTAAACGGGCCCGTGATACCAAAGTTGTTGAATATATCTCCATCGTGGAAAATATTATCGATTATTATTTAAAGCAAAAAGGAAAGATAAAATTTTCTGATCCTTGTATGGTAGATACAATTTTAAAACGTGGTGCTTCTAAGGCTCAATTAACTCAAATTAATTACCATTTTTCAAATTTTGTTTCTAATTTGGTTGCATTAAATTCAGGTAAAAAAGATGAATATTTGGAAGAAGCATATAGTAATCAACCATTAGAAACTTGGTTAAAATTGTGTGATTGGTTAACAGGTGAACCAAATAAGGAACTCTTGGCATCAATTAAAAAACAAAGAAAACCAAGAAGGAAAAAAGTTAAAACTGCGGCACAATTATTGAAATTATTTGTTTATCAAAAATCTGATGAGGAATTAAAATTTAATTCAATTGAACCAGAACATATTATTGATTCTACCCAACTTTGGGTTTTTAATACCAAAACAAGAAAACTTGGTGTTTATTATTCTCAAGAAGGTAAAACTTTAAGTGTATCTCGGAAATCAATTATTAATTATGATGAAAAAATTAGTATTCAAAAGAAAATTCGGAAACCAAAAGAAATTGTTCCACAAATTTTAACTGCTGGTAAAGTAGCTTTAAAACATGTAATGGAAAAAATTCGAGCAGTTGAATCTCCAATAAAGAGTAGAATTAATGAAACTGTATTATTGTTAAGAGCATTAAAATGAAAATTTATTATAATGATAGTTTAAGATATCCTCTTGATGAAGGTATTGGAACCTGCCATTCAGAATTATGCCAATTTAAAAAACCTAGAAGTACTTGGATTCAATATATGATGGAATATTATGAAAAAATATTTCCTAAGGCAACAAAAGTTCAATATCATAAATGGGCTGAACATGCAGTAGATCAGGCTCTTTCAGAATTAGGAGATTATTTTAGTTTTAGTTATTGGAGGCATCAATGACCAAAAGTGGAGATGTTAAATTCTATAAAGGGGTGTTTATCAACCAATTAATTTTAATAAACCTTTAGTTCATAAATTATGCGATGATAAATACCGATTATATTTTGAATTTGGTTATGAATTCCCAAAATGTCATGATTCTTGGGAGATGGATACTCTTGGGTTTGAAGGTGTAATAAAATTTTTTATGAGGTAATATTATGGATTTAGATGATGAATATGATTTGATTTATTGTTCTATGTGTGGATCTAGATTAGATGAAGATGGTTTTTGCCCAAATGAAAATCATGATTATGTGGATAATTTTTGGGATGATGATATTTTTGATGATTATTTTGATTTAAGACCAGGATATGATTATATAGATCCAAAGGATAATGATGAAGAAGAATTTAAAAGCTGAATCTTTAGAGATTATACAAGATGCAAAAGATAATGGAGTTATTTCTGGTCGTGGTATATTAATAGATAAACATACAAGATTTTTATATTTGGTTATCGATCCTGAAAAAGTTAATCATGAATATCTCCAAAAAGAAGCCAAAAATTTTTGGTTGCTTTATATAAATAAAAATGTAGAAGATAAAACACCTAGTGATAATGCAAATGATACAATTCCTGAAAAATCTATTTCATAAATCTAAAAAATATAAATTACTCCGCCTTACTTTAGTTGCTCCTACCTGGGATCGTCAATTAAATACTATAGTAGAACCAGAAATAAATTATGATGTTTATGAAAGTTTGGTTCGAGAACATAAAGAAGTTATTGAACCACAACCTGGAGATACTCCTGAAATTCTTGCTTCTTTAATGTCCCAGGCCGCTTGTGATAGAGAATTTCCTAGGGTAATTGTTTATCCAATTGATTATGAAATGCGGAAAAAGGTTGAAGACTTATTAAAAATTACAAAAAAAGTTTCTACAAAAGATGCAAGTGGTAAAACTATAACAAGTATAAACCAAATATATCCAATGTATGAATATTATCCTGCATCTATTATTTCTAATGAAGAATTAAATTCCAAAACTTTAATTTATAAGTATAGGAGATCTAGTAATGCTAAAATTATTTAAACAACTGAAAGCTATTATAGAAGTATTATTTATACCTATTCCAAATGGATTATGGTGTGGTGAACCTGAATGTATTCTTACCACATTCCGTAAAATTCAAATAGATGGAACTTCAGTGATGAAATATTGGCATGAGCCATTTGTATGTAATGGAAAATGTAAATATGGATGGACGCGTGGTTATGTAAATTTTCGTTTTAATGAAGAAAAATCGATTATTTCATTTGATTGAGCATATATTATCAATTGAACTCGGCTGATGCAACCTAGCGTCTGCCTACGCGAAATAGAGCTATTGTAGATATATAAGCTTATTGTGCTGTACGCTTATTAGCTTTTTATGTTTAGACTCGTGTTTATATAAGCTTGACATTTGAAATTTTTTATGATACAATAATTATTGAGTAAAATTTATGATTTTAATTGATTTTTCGCAGGTGGTTATTTCTAACCTAATTGTTAATATCAGTCAACTCCAAAAAGATGATAAAAAAGAACCAGAACATGAAATTCCTGGTCTTCCTGGAACGAAAACGGTTATAAATGAAGATTTAATTCGCCATATGGTTTTAAATACCATTCGTTCATATAAAATGAAATTTGGTGAAATTTATGGGAAAATAATTATTTGTTGTGATAGTAAACAATATTGGCGTAAAGATGTTTTCCCATATTATAAAGGATTACGAAAAGAAAAAAGAGAAACTTCTGTTTTAAATTGGCATTTAATTTTTGAAACATTGAATAAACTTAAAGATGAATTAATTCAATATTTTCCTTATAGAGTTATAGAAGTTGATGGTGCAGAAGCCGATGATATTATTGCAGTAATTGCCAAACGAGAACATACGGCTGAAAAAATTTTAATTCTTTCGGGTGATAAAGATTTTACACAATTACAAAAATACCCAAATATAGTACAATATGCACCAATTCAAAAACAATTTTTGGTAAGTAAAAATCCAATAGAAGATCTTCGAGAACATATAATGATAGCTGGAGATGATGATATTCCAAATTTTTGTTCAAGTAATGATTCCAAAGTTAAACATATAAGACAAAAATCCATTCGCAAGGATAATTTGGAACGTTGGATAAAAGAATCTAAACCTGAAAATTTTTGTGATATTAAAATGCTTCATGGGTATAAAAGAAATCAACAATTAATTGATTTTGAATTTATCCCTAAAGAAATTCAAAAGAAAATTATAGAAGTGTGGGAGCAACCATTTAAAGAAAGTAGAAAAAATTTATTTAATTATTTCCTGAAATACAAATTAGTTAATTTGATGGATCATATTCAGGAATTTTAATCATATCCGAAAAATGAACTGAAATATTATGATCTAGATAATAAATTATATACTTATAAATGTATGAAAATTCAATGAAAACTATGGAGCAACTAACAATGACTAAAATATTGCCAGAAATTCTGGTTGAAGTGCGGAAATGTAAGACTGAAGATGAAGTAAAAACAGTTTTATGGAAAAATCAATCACCTGCAATGAGAATGATGTTTCAATATATTTGGCATCCTAAAGCTATTTTTTCTTTCAAGGAACTTCCAGAATATAAACCTGATTTAGGGCCAATTGGAATGAGTCCAAATAATTTATATAATGAAATGCGTAAGTTATATATTTTTTTGGATTGGAAAAAGATTCCATTAAAGAAGAAAACAGAATTACTTATCCAGCTTTTAGAATCGATTCATCCTTCTGAAGCTGTTTTAGTAGGACAAATTTTTAAACATAATCTTGAAATTCCATTATTAACTAAAGAATTGGTATTATCTCTGTGGCCAAAAATAAATATGTGGGCCGAATGGATGAAGTAAATATACCAATAAACTAATATAGATAAATAGTTATTGATCCTCTTTTAAGGAGAATACTATTTTGCTTCCGATTTTACAAAAAATACATGAACCAGGTGAATATAATCCAACATTGAAAGATATTCGTACTTGGGCAGGGATTTTAAATGAATCTTGTTTTAACGGTGTTATTCCGAAATTTCGTCATATAAAAATTCAGAAAATATCTGGACAATTAGCCGCATGTGATCCAATGGGATGGAAAAATGATGATGATATAAGAGAGGCAAATTTACAAATAGATAGTAGTTTTCCAGATTTTAAAAGTTTTATTGTTATATTAGCACATGAAATGATTCATGCTTGGCAATGGGTAATTAAAGGGAAAATGACCCACGGAAAGACATTCTTTCAATGGAAAGAAAAATTATTAGAACAAGGTATTCCATTACATAAAGAATATCACCGAAAGAAAATACTTGACACCGAAGTTGTAGTGTGATAATATTAAAGAGTGATGAATTATAAATATTTATTTCCAACCATTTTGATTATAGAAATGTTGAGTGCTTCAATCGTGTATGGATTTGTGAAGGATTGGAGACATTGTATTTATTGGTTTGCAGGTGCAGTGATAACAGGATCAGTTACATTTTAAATTCGGAAATTGGCTCAGTCTGGTAGAGCATCGGTTTTGGGAACCGAGGGTCGGTGGTTCGAATCCACCATTTCCGACCAAATTTAGGTATAGGCAAAAGTTTAAGCCGCCACTATCTATCGGCCGATAGAGAAGGTGTATGTGATAATACACCAACATAGGAGTGGTGATTCCTGGTGGGTTTTCGGACAGCAACGACCAGGTACCTGAAACATTTTAAATAGGAGGTGTCATTATGACGTATTAAGTTAGGAGCGTCAAATGGCAAAAAGAAAAAGTATTCTCAATGGTTGCAGTTGTTCTCAATGTCGTAGAGGATTACATTCTGTTTTTGGACATATCAAAGTTGGTCAATTGAAACGTTCATTACGGAGAATAACAAAAGAACTATTGAAAAAAGAAAAATATGATGAAGCCATGGAAGTTATTTTAACCACTGGCTATTTGGATTAAGGGTTTTAGATACTTTCGTCTAGTAAGTGAGGATACTTCAATACTTATTTTATAAAGGCCTTTATGAAATAGGTATTGGGATTTAAGAGAGGGCGTAGCATAGTACGTCAAGTATCTAAAAATATTGCTGTATAAAGACTTGTATTGGGATTGCAAACAAGACGGGGTTTCGATTACCCCCGCCTCCACCAACTTCTCCATAGTTTTATATTATGGGGGCGTCAAGGTATCGATTGGTGTATATCAGGATATAGGACAGCACGAGCAGAAACTCTCGTAAATCGGAATAAAACAATAACAGCCGATGAAACATTCGACTATTTGCCAATGGCCGCCTAAAACGGTTACGCAGCGGGCATCCTGGGAGCCTTGGAACAGAATCCCAGGAATAAAATTAAATGAATTATATTGTTTATAAACATACTAGTCCTTCATGAAAATCATATATTGGTCTACTAAAAAGAAATGAATTCCCTAAATATATCCATGAAACTTATATTCCTATTAGTGTTTTTATTCTTACCCCTCCGTAGTCAACCGCTCATAGAAAAACAGATAACTTGTATTACTCAAGCTATCTATTATGAAGCTGGAAATCAAAAGACATTAGGAAAAGAAGCGGTTGCGTTTGTAATATTTAATCGAGTACAAAAATATAATTTAACTCCTTGTGAAGTAATTAACCAAAAAATTGGTAATTTAAAACAATTCACTTGGAAATCTGGTCCAATTAAATGTTGGAAACAATATATAACATCTTACCAAATAGCTCAAGATATGTATTGGAATTTAAATAATTATAAAGATCCTACTAAATGTGCTTTATATTTCCATGCATATTATGTTAATCCAAAATGGGCCTATCATAGGACAATCCGTATTCAAGATCATATCTTCTTTAAATAACTTGCTATCCTATTTGAATTGTGTTATAATATAATTGAAAGGTAAAATTTATTATGCATGATTTTAATTATATGATTGGAATCAAGTTTTAGTAATTAGATTATGAAGCATGAGTTATATAGATGATTGGGAAGAACGAATAGAAAAATGTGATGTATGCTCCAATCCATTATATGAACATTGGAGAAGAAAACCATGTATGAAGAAAAAGAAAATAGATGAATCGGTAGACATTTTATTTATAGATCATCCATTATATCAAATAACCCCAACAGCATTTTCATTAGAAATTGAAGATGTAGTTCGTAGAGAACGATTAGATTATTTTGATGCATTAATGAAATTATGTGAGAAATATGAAATTGAATATGAATCTGTTCCTAAATTGTTAACCAAAACAATGAAAGAAAAATTAGAAATGGTTGCAATAGAAAGGAGATTATTAAAAGTATAATTATGCTTTTATTTTTATCAAATAAAGAGAAGATGAGTAAATCTCGTAAAGGGATTACTAAATCGGAGGAACATAAAATAAAAATACGAGAATCTCATTTAAGGAGATTCAATGTCTCCCTATGATGCTTTTGAATTATATATTGCCGTAAAAACACATTTTAATAGTCCAAGTTTTGATTTCCATAAATTCAATGGTAAAACCAGATTAACACCCAATTCATTTGATAAGCGGGAAGATAAAGCATTTTTCTACCGTATTTGTAAAAAATATTCCAAAGCCAAATTAATTGATTTATTTGTAGCCAATTTTGTAGATAATCCAAATTTATGGATTGGTGATTTATTAGATGAAACTTCGGAAGCAATTTACATTGAATGGTTAAAAAAGATTGAAAGTCTTACATATCATTTTTCAGAAGAATGCACCGGTTTATTGGAATGGGCTGAAATAAATGGATATACATTTAATGATTTATTTCGGATTAAAGAAGGAAATCATCCAATTATTGTTAGAATGGTATTACAGAGAATTATTAGTTTAGAAACATTTATTATTTTAGATCGTATATTAGGATGTGGTTTTAATTTTAATAAACGATTAACAGATATAATTTGGAAAGATTTTTGGATGAAAATTTGTAAATATTCCCCCTTTATAAATATCAATTTGGAGAAATGTAAAAAACTACTCCGTGAAAAAATAAAACGGGAATACAAATATGCAATATGCGGAACTTCAAAATAGTTATAACATCATTTGTAAAAAATTTAATCAAGCGGTAGAAAAAGCTAATGATGAAATTGCTAAACGAGGTTGTTTAGAAATAGAAATTGCCACATTGAAAGAAGAATTAATCCGCACTTATCGAGAAATTTCGGAGTTAAAACATGCGAACATATGAATTGAAAATTGAAACCAATGATATAGATTTAGTAAAAGAAATTAATGAAATTTTATTAAAATCTCATGATTATAAATTAACCACAACTGAAACTGTTATGGATAAACTTTATCCTATTAACCTCAATGAACAAACCTAGCACTTGACATTCTCGGTAATTTATGTTATAATATAAATAATAGTAGGTAATCGGGGCTGCCGGAAAGAGTTGTTACCCGGACGGATTACCTATATAACTACTTTCATTATGACTCATGTGGACAAGAAAATAAAAGGAAAAATAATATAAGCATATGAGTTTTGCCACATATAAAAAAAATAGAACAGATTTAACTAAAATAAATAAAAGAGTAGAAGAGATTTCAGAAGGAAATAAAAATAAATTTAAAGATTCTCGATTTTGGAAACCTACCGTAGATAAAGCTGGTACGGGTTCTGCTAAAATTCGTTTTCTACCTGCTCCTGAAGGGGAAGATCTTCCCTGGATCCAATATTACGAACATAATTTTGATGTAGATGGAAATTATTATATTGAATTGTGTCCTACTACACTTGGTCGTGAATGCCCCGTTTGTAAAGCGAATGGAGTTTTATGGAAGACCGAATTGGATGAAAATAGAAATATTGTAAAAAAGCGTAAACGCCAATTGCGGTATGTTTCTAATATTTTGGTATTAAAAGATAAAGAAACACCCGAAAACGAAGATAAAGTATTTTTATATCAATATGGTCAGAAAATTTTCGAAAAAATTAAAGGTGCTTTAAAACCCAAGGATGAAGAAGATCCCGCAATTAATGTATTTGATTTTTGGGAAGGTGCAGATTTTAATCTCGATATCAAAAAGGTTGCAGGATATCGTAATTATGATGACAGTAAATTCCGTACCTCTTCACTTGCCTGTAGTGGAGATGAAACCAAAATGGAAAAGATTTATAAACAACTTTATAAATTACAACCATTTGTTGAAGAATCTAAATTTAAATCTTATGAGGAATTAGAAAAGAAATTTAATGATACAGTTAATGGAGTTAAAGGAAAGATTCAAAAGAAAGCTGATGAATTATTTGGTGAAACTAAACTTGCGGAAGATGTAGCCAAAAAATCACCATCTAAAAATGCTAAAGAAGAAAAAGAAACTAAAGCCCCTTGGGAAGAAGCTGTAAGAAAACCTTCCAAGAAAAAGAAAGAAATAACTACTGATTCAGAAGTAGTAGTTGAAAATGAAGATTCTTTAAATGATTATGAGAAATTATTAGATTAGTCTTATCTACCAAGCGTAGAAAAAGATCTTATTCCGTTTACCTCGAGGTAAACGGAATATGCAGAGGGCATTTGTCCAGCAAATGCCCTCAAATTACACACAGAAAGAGGACACATATGGATGATAAACAAAAAACCATACAAAATACTATCCAAGAGGGCAATCTTCGAGGTTGGGATGGAAATCACACACCATTTAAAATTAGATTAGATTTATTACAATTAGCCCATGATATTTTGACCAACAATTTAAATAAAGAATGGGCGGCAAGAATACAAAATAAAGAGATAGTTGAATATCACAAATATTCTGTAGAAGATGTTCTTGATATTGCTCAAAAACTCCGTAAATTTGTTGATAATCGGTAATTTAGAGGGCACTATAGTTGCCCTTATCCACCACCAAAAGCATTTAATCTTCTTGTATCTCTATAAGTATTATCTAAATTATTTGGATCTTGTTGTTGAGATAAAACCGCAGTTGTATTTAAATTTGTATTAGAAGGAATTATAACTGTAGAATTTGTTCCAGAAGTAGATTGCGTAGCTTTCAGATCTTCATTTTGTTTAGTCATAGCCATTATAGCTACACCAGATTGAGGTGGTGGCGGTGTTAATTGTCTAATATTATTTGAATCTGGTATTAAATCAGATGTTAATAAATCTGCATCTTCCTTACGTCTTGCAACTAATCCAGGTAATTCAGAATATCTTTCACCTGTTTTCTTATTTACAAATTTTCCTTGAGGGTCTTTGGCTTTTGTATATAATTTCATCCTTTTAGCAGCCCCTCTAAAATCACCTACATTCATATTTTCGGCAATATTAGGAATACCAGAAGGCACATTATATGCAAAATCAACCAAAGAATCGAACATTTTTTGAGTAACAGGAGTATGCACATATTTTTTAACTAAGTTTTCTGCTTTTTGGGCATCATGCACTAATAAATTTTCTGCATCAGATTTGGTGATTTTTGTAAAATGTTCATTAGGTAAAATTTTATGGCCAAAACCAATTGAATACCCATCTACATCCCAATAAGGTGTTGGATGGAATTTATTACTAGCTTCACTTCCTTTAATTTTTTTATATCCATTATCATCTAGGTGCATATCTTGGATATCAACCACATTTTCATTAACTCCAGGTATGCCAAGAGATATCATTGTTGGGATTCCTTCAGATGGACCCAATTGTTGATTAATTGGAGACTGTTGTAGTTCAAGGGGTTGTTTTGGTCCAGTTGTTACAGAAATATTATTTGTTTCTTTTTTATTTGTTTCAGTTCCTGCATTTTCTCCAAGATTAGTATTTTCTCCAGGAACAGCAATATGAATATTTCCTGTATCAATACCAGTTTCAATTTTTTCTGGTGGTAAAGGTTCTGCGGGAATTTCAGATTCTTTTTCCTTTTCTCTAGCCTTTTTTCTAAATTCACTTGCTTTATGAGAAGCCCAAGCACCTGGAACCCAATCTAATAAAGAAGCGGCAAAATTATAAAAAGCAATTTCTAATGATGCTGTAATTGATTTAAATAATTTGCCTATTTTTTCTCCAGAACTTTGGAAAAATTTAGCTATATTTTCTCCACCAATCCATCCTAATATTCCACCAATTGCTGCTCCTAAAAGCCCACCAGCTAATGTTCCTATTACAGGAACAAAAGAACCTATAGTAGCTCCAATTAAAGCCCATTTACCCATTTGAGTAAAGGTATTTAACATTTTATTTTTGATAGAACCACCTAACATTCCACCTAAAGTACCAGCTACTTTAGAAACTCCCCATTCACTTGATTTAAAATATCCTAATATAGAATCAACCGCTAAAAGTAAAATAGAACCACCAACCATTGCAATAGGTCCAGCACTAGCTAATAAAGATCCTATTCCACCAAATTTAGATAATAAACCACCAAATAAACCACCTAATAACCCACCAAATATACCATGTCCACCTGCTGCTTGTGTCTTATCAGATTTTTTACCTTTAAGTGATTCAATGGAATCAATTAATTCTTTTTGTCTTTTTTCTTCATCTTCTTTTTTCTTTTCTTCAGCATCAAGTTGTTCATCGGTTTGTTCTTTATTTTCTCGATGATAAAGAGCTATTTCTTTACTAATACCAATTGCAGAAACTTTAATATCCTCTAAAGGTTTTTCAATCTTATCAAGGATCATTGGTTGCCCTTGTAAATCTTTAACCGAAGGAGTTATACCATATCCAGATACAAATCTTCCTCCTTCACGATTTCTATAATTCTGCATATTTGGTGCTTCTAGTCTTTTAGGTTCAGAAGGTGGCATTTGATAAGCTCCACGTTCTAATTGTCGAGGACCTAAATCCATATATTCAGCATCAATAATAGGAGATTCTTCTTCTTGATATGGTGCTTTTAATAATCTTGGAAGAGGTGGTAATATTTCAGGAGTTAATATTTCTGGAACTTCTTCATTTACAAATTCTTCAGATGTTTGTGGTGTTTCTTTTGTTTTTCGATTTTTAGTTTCTTTAGTTGATAGTTTTTGACCAAATTTCTTTGGTTTTATATTTCTTTGTTTTTGACGATTTAATAAATCACGATATGCTAATGAATCTATAAGTGGTTGGTGTTCTTGTTTTTTAGCCGCTTCTTTTGATTCTTTTCTTTTTTCAAGGATATATTTAATACCAAGACCAATAATAGGATTTCTTGAAGTTAATGCTGCGGTAATACTAATAGCATCAATTTCATTACGTTTTAAAAAATCGCCAATTTTATGCCCTAATTTAGACCGAGATTTAATTTCTTCATTTAATTTATTGGCCATAAGGCCATATTGTTCATAAACACTTTGACCTTGTTTAGAAAGTCCTAATGTTTCTTTGGCCATTCCTTCAAGGTTTTCTAATCTTTTTTTATTGGTTTTTAATTCAAAAATTGAAGATTCTTTAATACTATTGGCAATTTGTTCAAATCTTTTATCAAAAAAACTACCTAGTTCATTTCTTCCTGGTTGACCAGGTACTTTTCCAGATATTTGGGAAAGTTTCATATTATTTTGAAGATCTAACATTGATACTTCAAAATGACCCAAAGTTTTTTCAAGGTTACCTAAAGATTTTTGGATTCTGGCAGTTATGGCAGATATACTGGCATCTATTTGTCTTGTATTTAATGTAGGATCTTGTGATAATGCCATAACTTTTCCTTTAAATTATTTTCCTTCTATTTTTCCTAATTGTTTTCCAGTTACAAAGGTACAAAAAGCAGTACCAAAACTTTGATATACTTCTTTTTGGTGAGAAGCAATACCATAAACAGTTAATGAGAATAACATTACAATAATTGCACCACTTAAACTCAATGCTTCAAAAAACTTATAAATCCAATTAACATTGTCTTTAGATGGTATTAAAGTTTCATTATCTGGGACCATATTTTTTCTCCAATCTTTCGTTTTCTTCTTTAATCCATTTAATTACTAATTCTGTATATATTTTACGTTCCCAAGGAATCATATTTTCTAACTCAGTCAACGAATATTTTTGATGCATCATTAATTCGTGATTCCATAATATTAAGTTTGGAAGGGTTTCGTGGCTGAGGCCGAGGCTAAAAAACTTTTAGTCCCTTCAATAACAATATTAGCTTCATGTTTACATCTAGGACAATGGAATTTAACTTCTACTTTAATTTTAGGTAAAGTTTCAAAAAATTTCATAATTTTAACAAATTCTAATTGTGGAAGAGATTCTAAAAATTCAATCACTTCGGTTTTTTCTAAATGTTGTTTTTCATAAGTTTTATTATCTGTAGAATCATAAATTAAAGTAATACATTCAGCCACAACAGATAAATTTCCTTCAATATCATTTTCATTTTTTACTTTTAATAAATGTTGAAGAGTTTCGATTGTAGGATAACATAATACAACTGTAATTCCTTCTAATAAAGAAATTTTTGGATCATTTGTAGGATCTTTTGTAACTTCTACTTTATCTAAATTAATAGGGACATTTACTATTTGTCCACAATAATTTCTTTTATTTCCTTCAGAATCGGTTAATATTTGCCCTTCTGGTAAAGGTTGCCGGCATTCAAAAGGTACAGTTACAATTTCTTCAACTGACCACCGACGAATTTTTAACCAAAGATAATCAAGGTCAAATAATGGTAATTTTTCAACATTTATTTTTTTACCAGCTTCATTTGGTAAAATACAATTATTTAAAATTTGGCGTAAAGTTCTAATTTGAACTTCTTCATCATCATCCGCCGCTAGTAATAATAATTTTTCTTCCTTTACAGTAAAAGGAGTAAAAAGAACTTTTTCTCCTGTTGAAGGAAGAATTAATGAATGTATTGGTAATTTAATTTTTGGTAGACTCATATTTCCTTATTTGGATACCGAAATAGTATTTCTAAAAGGTGTTGGAGGGGCCCCTCTTGGTTGGATACTAGTTGGTGTTCCTGTATTCACTTTCAAATTTATCCATTTACGATATGTAAATGTGACAGGTAAAACATGGTAAGAATTCATATCGGCATATTCTAATTTCAATTCTCCAATATTGATAGGCCATGCCTGAAATAATCTTACCCCATAATTGCTATTATTATATTCATCCATTTGAAGAATATCAACCGTAGTGGCATATTCATTCACATAATTAAAATCAGAAGATGATGGATCTTGAATTGTATAAGACCATGCATCAAAAAAATCTCGCTCAAACATATCTCTTCCAACAATAAAATATAATGTAATATTAGAATAAACATCTACATTAGGCATTTGGAAAATAGCACCATATGTTTTAGCATCTGTAGCAGAAAATTGTTTTCCAGGTAATTCAACACGGCAACACATTATATCTAATCTATCAGGAGAATTAGAAGCAGATAATCCCATTATTGTAAAATAATCTTGTACAATTCCTAATGATTGCGGACTTTGCCCTTGTAATTGAGCATATCCTTGTATATTTTGTTGTGCTTGTGGTGATAAACTATTTGAAGCCACATTAGAAACTATTCTTGGTGGAACAATTTGAACTGAAAATCTATTTGTTCTTGAAACTCCACCAGCATCCATTATTTGAGAAATTATTTCTTGAATACCCGATGTAGGACTACCAGATCTTAGTAATGAAGTTACGTAAGATGATACCTGGGAAATTGTGGAAGCGATTGGCATATAATATATTTATATCTTATGTGGTAATCCATTTGTATTAACTGTTTTTTGAACCGGAGAGGTTGTCACTGTTGGAGTATGTGGTATATTTGTTGTTTTAGGTAATCCTGTCGGCCCTTTCTGTTCTCCAGAAATAATTCTTTCTGAATCAGCCCAAACAAATGTTTTGCTCCGTTTAACAAATTGTTCAACTGGAAGAAATAATGCAGTTTCCCAATCAGGTGAATTAATCCTTACATAATGTGATCTTACATGTTGAAATAAATATTTTTTCAAACAAGGTTTAAAAGCTTTAAATCTAGCAAAACCTTTTAACATCCTATATGCTATTTGAATACGGGCCCGTGGATCATTTTGATTTCTATTTGACATTAATTCTAATTGTCGGAAAAGTTCTAATCGAGTATTATATCCAAGATAATGTAAATTTAATCCTATAAAACCTTCTCGATTATAATCAATGGGGAAAACTAAAGGAAATCTATCATAATATGGAAGAACCTTTTTATATTTTGGATCATAATAAAACAAATACATTAAACCAGGTAAAATATTTTCCGTACTTCTATTAGGATCGGCTAATAAATGAGGACGTAAAGTATCTCCTCGATAAAAATGTCCTGTAGGACTTTCACTTAATTTTCTAATTTGATTTCTATACCATTTTATAGAACCAGCTTGAGTATTTGAAAATGGTTCTTTCTGAAGTTTTTCACGAACACGATCTAAAATAGAAATATATGCCATATAGATATTTATCTCATGCATTCCGTTTCAGTCATGAGTTTAAAAATATAATCATGAGCAATACACCAATTTTTGGCGGCTTCCCATTTAGATAAATTTATAGCATATCTTTCTACCGCATTATAATATGATTTGGTTTTTCTTTTAGGAATTTTAGGTGGTTGAGTAAATTTATATGGTTTAACTTCAATCATATATTTCTTTTCTTGTTTATTTTTATCCAAAACTTTTACAAGAAAATCAGGAAAATATTTATGAACTTTTTGATCAACTGGAGATACATAAGGAATAAATGATTCTTCTGAAGCCCAAGCTAAAACATTTGAACTAGAATCAAAAGTTCTCATACAATTTCGTTCCCAAATAGAACGATAAATAATATTATGTGGGTTTCCTTTATATTTTTCAGGATGTATAAGTGTGAATTTTCCTTTATAAGGCATAGTATAAATAATATTTAGACAATATGATGCCATCTATTCCAACTTCAACGGGGTCAGTTTTACCACCTAATACATCTAATCCTTTAGCTAAATTAGAATCAAATGGATATAATGTATCCAGTTTTACTTATCCAATAGATTTAACAAGCGATCCTGGAGAACAACATATGGTTTTATTTTATATTAATACTATAAAATCAACTTTAGGTGTTAGTGGTTCACAATATGCAACAAATGGTGGTACACCTGTAGATTCAAATGGAAATCCTGCAACACCACAGGTAAATTCAAATAGTAATACAACTACATATAATAAAAATAATATTAATAGAGTTTCGACATTAATTGCTTTATATATACCTTCTTTTCAAACCACATATGCAACAGATTGGGGACAACAAGAATTTGGACAATTTGGTGCTATAGGTAAAGCTCTTGCAGGAGGAAATTCTTCCATACAAAGAGCAATTGAAGAATTTGGTCTTCAAATAGGTGTAGGTGCTGTAAAGGATCTTGAAGATATAATATCTAAACATATAGGATTAAATGCTCCACTTTTAGAAGCTGGAACTTTTATAACTAAAACTGCTATTAATCCTCATTTAGAAATGTTATTCCGAGGAATTGGATTTAGAACTTTTCAATTCCAATTTAAATTTACTCCTAGATCTGAACAAGAAGCTCTTACAGTTGCAAATATTATTAGTGCATTTAAATTTTATTCTGCTCCAGAGGTTAGATCGGATAAAAATACAGCTAAATTTTTAATTTATCCTTCTGAATTTGATATTGAATTTTGGAGTAATGGAAAACAAAATAATTTCTTAAATAAAATATCTACCTGTGCTCTTACATCAATGACAGTTGATCCTATGGCATCGGGTGCATGGTCAGCATTTAGACCAGGAACTAATATTAATGGTATGGCAGTTGAAACAAATCTTTCATTAACATTCCAAGAACTTGAAGTTATTACCAAAAATCGTATATATGAGGGTTACTAACTTCTTTATTTTCAATAAGTTATGATATGATGTATAAATACTTTTATGTATATCATTTACAAACACACTAATATAATTAATGATTTGGCTTATATTGGTTATACTTGCCAAACCATTGAAAATCGTTGGAAAGCACATATAAAATCGTCTTTAAAACAAGAATGGAAATTTAGTCAAGCAATCAAACAAATTCCCTATCAATTTTGGGACCACGAAATCCTTATAGATAATATCTTAACTTTGGAAGAAGCCAAGAAATTAGAAATTGAAATGATTGCCAAGTATAACACTTATTATAATGGTTATAATATGAATTTAGGTGGATCTGGCAGGCAAAAATATACTATGTCTGAAAAAATAAAAAAGAAAATAAGTCAAGCAACTAAATTGGCTATGTCTCGACCTGAAATTAAAAAGAAAATGTCAGAATTCCAGAAGAAATATTTTAAAGAACATCCAGAAAAACATCCTATGAAAGGGAAAAAACATTCTCAAGCATCTATTGAAAAAATGTCAAATTCTCATTTACAAATGACAGAAGAAACGAAAAAGAAAATTGGTCAAGGATCTAAAAAGACTTGGAAAAATCCTGAAACTCGTAAAAAAAGAATACATCACCTTCAAAATATGTCTCCGGAAACTCGGCAAAAGATGTCTTTTGCCAAAAAAGGAAAACCATCTTGGAATAAAGGTAAAAAATGGCCAAAAGAAACAATTGAAAAAATGCGCCAAACAAAATTAGGTAAAAGAAAATTAGAGGTATGTATTTAATGCCAACATCCTATTTTTCAAAATTTCCAACTACCATATATGATATAGATAATACTGGAACAAATGTCCGTTTTATTACAGATATTATTCATAGAGCCAAATTTCTTGAGATTGTTCGAAAAAATATAATCGTTTTTTATCCTTATCATATTAAAGAAGGAGAAACACCAGATATTATTGCTGAAAAATTATATGGATCTTCCATGTATTATTGGGTAGTAATGTTTGCAAATAATATTTTTGATATTTGGAATGATTGGCCACTTTCTTATGACCAATTTATTGCATATTTAAATAAAAAATATGGATCGGTCCAAGTGGCTCAATCAACGATAGATCATTATGAAGACAATTTAGGTGCTTGGATTGATTTAGCCACATATAATGCCACATTTGCACAAGGTAGTATAAAAGTTTATTCTTATGATTATGAAACTACCTTGAATGAAGAAAAGAAAAATATACAATTAGTGGATCCTCAATATATAACAATAATCGAAAATGAATTGGATGCATTGATGGTTCCTCCATCACAATAATATGGACAGACATGCTACAGATTTTGAATTAAAAGAAGTTGTATTGGAAAGTATTACTGGAGATAATATTGATTTAGTATTATTGGTTACTGAAATTAATGTTTATGAAAACCTTTTTAATTCTTCCATAACAGCAGATTTTGTAATTAACGATGCATTAAATACAATTAAAAATTTACCTATTACAGGACATGAATGGATAGATTTTCATTTAAAACACCAGGAAACCCAAATTTTATCCAATTACATTTAAGAGTTTATAAAATTGATGCAAGAGAATTAGAAAAAGAAAGAAGACAATTTTATATTTTACGGTGTATCGATAATATAGAATTTATCAATGCTCAAACCAGAATAAGTAAATCTTATAAAGGGATGTTAATTTCTGATATTGCTAATGATATTCAAACCAATTTTCTTTCTTCTTCTTTTATTTCGATTGAACCAACAAAGAATCTTTTCCATATTATTCCTCCATATTGGACTCCTATTAAAACTTTAAATTTTTTGGCATCACGAGCAAATAGTCAAAAATATGTTGGATCAAATTATGTTTATTATCAAACTGTAGATGGTTTTAATTTTGAATCAATCGAAAGTCTTTGTGATACTTATCCTCCAGTTCAAAATTATATTTTTCAAACAGCTAATGTCCGTAAAGATATTCCTGAAGGATATAAACCACGAACAGTTGATTTAGATCAAATAGCTTTAGAATCCTATAAATTTGCAAATAATTTAGATACATTGGAAAATATTACAAATGGGATGTATACCAACCGCCTTATATGGCATGATATACAAAGAAAACAATTTGGAATTAATGATTTTGATTATCCTAATTCTTATCCAAATTTTCAACATATTGAACCTAATAATGTAAAAGGTGGATTATCTTATCTATGGACTTCAAAATCAGATTTTAATACTAATGTATATGGTGAATGTAAATTATATCCCATTGGTTTACCAGGACAAGAAAATCATGTGGCAGATTGGATGCAGCCAAGATTATCTCAAATGCAACAGCTTCAAAATATCCGTTTATATGTCACTATTCCTGGAGATAGCCTTCGGCGTGTAGGAGATTTGGTTTCTGTTACTTTACCTTCACCTGAAGCTTTAGTTGAAGATCAATTACAATTAGAAGATTATTTAACCGATCGATATTTGGTTGTAGGGGTACGTCATACAATTAACAAAGCTAAATATGTAACACATTTAGAATTGGTAAAAGATTCAATTTTTAAAGCTTATCCATAAATAGAACTTGACAATCTATTCTTTTTATGATATAATAAAATCGTGGATGAATATAAAAATCAAACTCCTAGGCCAATTCCAGGAGATATAATTATAAAAGAAATAAAATATCCCATTTGTAAAGAATGTGGATTTTTAGTCGGAGAAACTGGTGGTTGTGCTTATGGGTGTCCAAAAGATTATGACCACTATCCTAAAAAAGATATATTCTATGCTGTTTATAAACAAAGTATGGAATTTTTGAGAGATGAAAATGTGGAATAAATTAAAACATTTATGGCATGAATTTGATTTTTGGTTTTGTAAAGATCTTATTGAAGATGAATTAACACAAGCTTTACATCCAGATTTTGGATATGTATGGATGGAAGGTGGGGATGGAGATAGATTTATAAAAGAAGCTAGGCTTCAAGGATTTAAAGCGGGACAAAAAGATATTTTAGGTGAATTTAAAGATTTGGAAGAACTGGAAAATCATTTCTTTTTGGAAGGTTATGATTTAGCTCATAATGATTGGCCACTTTCTTATTACAATCATTAAAATTTGATAAGATCCATATTCAAATAGAAGTTTGTAAACTTGTAGGACGGGCAGCTAAATTTCGTGGTAAAAAAAGAAATAAAGCTTGGCAAAAACAACAAATTCTTTGGTGGAACGGCAAAGCTTATAAGCGTGATGGACCGGAATATCAGAAATTATTGCATAGAGCCTATCGTGAAATGTTTAATCAATCAGAATCCTTTCGGCGTGCTTTGGTTGCTTCCAAAAATGCTGTTTATTCTCATTCTCTTGGATCCAATCGAGAAGAAGAAACCGTTTTAACAGAAAGAGAATTTTGTAATATATTAACTGAATTAAGAACAGAGGTATTAAAATAAAATGAAGACGATTTTATTATTCCTTGCTTTTGCAATGGGATTATTCGCACAATCATATCCGTTTACATTTTCACCAACAACGGTTAATGCAACCGCAGATCCTTGTGCTGGTGGAATACAAGTCATTTCACAATTGACAGTTTCTTTACCAGCAACAACTGTTAGTTATCATGCATATCAAATTATAGCTGGATATAATCCTGCATATTCTGTTGTACCAGTTACGCCGGGTTCTACAAATCCTGGATCTTTAGAACCGGGGCAAAGCGCAGTATTTGATATTGAAGTTAATGCTAATAATTTAGCACCAGCAACATATACAGTTCCAATTGAAATAAATGATATAACTACTCCTCAAAATACACAACAAGGGGGATTTACTATCAATTTAACTGTAGCTTGTGGATTAAATGATTTTCCTCAATCTAATACATTAGTTGTTCCTCATTTAACTTCAGGTTATGGATGGCGTACTATTTTCCAACTCACAAATCCAACATCTACTATAAGCTTGGTAGATATAAATTTCTATAATGAAGCTGGATATTCTTCTCTCTTTAAACTCCGTGATTATACTAATCCAGAATTTAAAGTAACAGTTCCTATCCAAGCATTTTCTACAACTAATGTTATTTTAGAAGATCCAACAAATCCAAATACATTAACTGGATCGGCTGAAATTACTCCTGAAGTTGGAAGTCCTACAGTTGGTTTAACAGTTATATATGAAACTCTGAATTCTGTTCCATATGATTCAGCTTATACACCATCTACATTGAATAAAACTTTGAATTTCTGGTATGATAATACAAATGGTCGCCAAACTGGATTAGCATTACGAAATTCATTAAATTATTCATCTAATATATCATTGACTTATTATGGAATTGATGGTACTATATTAGAAACAAAATCTTTAACACTTGCAGCTAAAGGGCATACTTCATTCCTTTTAAATGATGTTGCTTTATTAAATCAAACTGGGTTATTGGTTGTATCAACAACATATAATGTTTTATCAGGACTTGAAATGTTCTTTAATGTGAATTTCCAATTTATTCCTGTTAGTTCATTTTAAATGCCTTTAATTTTACCTCTTAAAGTCGGCGTATGCAAAATCCCGCCCAGGAAACTTCATTGGGATGAATATAATCCTGGGCGGGATGGTCCATTAGTTAATTGCCATTATAAAACAGCCATTTATCCAGAACAATATGATAATTATATTTCATATAATAATCATGAATTTATAGGAAAAGTATTTACTAAAGAACAGTGGGATAAATTACCTAATCAAATAACCTTAAAAAATGGAATGGTAGATAAAAAGGCAATATTTTATGTATAAAATTGTTTCAAAAATATTTAAAACTATAATAACTTTCTTTATATGTTTTCCTCAAATTAATTGGATACATATTTTGAAATTAACAACTCAAACTACTTTTCCAAATGGATTAGAACCAATTGCTCTTTTTTATAGTCCTTTTTCAATTCCTATTGCCTTCTTTTTACATACAATACAACAATATCATAATATTATGGTTATTAATGCATTAAAA